TCAGCCTTCTCGTACAATTGATCGTAGATCTCTTCCCAGGCCAAGCCGCGATACTTTGGATCGTAGCAGATCTTAACTTCAGTGATCTTCTCACCAATGCGTTCGTCTACAAGGATTTGATTGACGGCATAGTCTTGTGCAATGTTTGACAGCTGGCGATCGCGTGAACCTACACGACCAAAGTGGTCAAAGACGCAATGGCAAATCTCGTGTCCAAAGAGGAACTCCAGCTTCTTAACGCTGAGCTTCTGCACGAACTTGGTATTGTAGTAGAAGTTACGACCGTTAGTCGCCGCAGTCGGGCACCACTCGTCTGCTTCAATCAATTGCATACGGGTTGCCATGTTGCCGAAGAAAGGTGCCTTGAGCAACAGTCCTACACGGGCTGTCGTTAGTTTATCGATAATAGGATCAAATGCCATGTGTCGCTCTCCTTAGTATGTGTTTATTATAGCACCATTCTGCGGTCTTGTCAACCGACCGGGATGTTGTATTTACGCAACACCCCGGCACTCTGTAGGTGGGCGGGCAAGCCCTGAGAAGCCTCCCGCCCCTGCAAGGGCGAGGTCTTAATTCTCCATTGCACTCAAAACATACTTGCCAAAACGCTTGTGGAACTCGTCGAAGCTCTTCATCTTCGTTGCGTCAAAGGGCAGGTTGTAATTTGTCAAGCCTGTCTTTGCACCCATCACCACCAACTCTGTTGGGAAATTGTCCATCATGTAACGGAAGAAGTTATCTGCCTGAGAGTCAAAAGTCTTAGACTTCTTCTCCGCCGCATCCTTCAACTCATAGCACAGGCTAACAGTCAACGAATACATGGCACTCACTTCTTTGATAGACAAGTCCTTGACCTTACCGCTGAGGATGTCCTCTGCCTTAGGCAAGCGTCCTGCAATCTTACGGTGAGCCATAAACTTAACAGCCAAGCCATCACCAACGGCACCTGCGATCAGGTTGTGCAAGGTGTCAATGTCAGTGTCGTCGTCTTTCAACAAGTCGCTAACGAACACCCACGAGCGTGGAGTAGCAAATGCCTTGCTAGGGCTCTTAGGGTCAAAGTCATACAAGTCTTGCTTGGCAAAACCCACATAACCAACAACCTCAGGATGCACGGCATTCTGAACAGCCCACTCTTGGAAGTCATCGAAGTCAATCTTCATTTCCAAGTGAATGAAACGGTTAGCCAACGGAGCAGGCATACGGTAGGTAACGCCACGGTCACCTTCTCTGTTACCTGCGGCAACAATGTCTACGCCTTTGGGCAAACTGTAGGTACCAACCTTACGGTTAAGAATAAGTTGGTAGGCGGCGGCCTGTACTGCCGGAGGAGCGGAGTTCAGCTCGTCCAAGAAGATAACGGCAGTGGACTCTGGGTCCGTAGGTAACTCCGCTGGAGGAGCCCAAACCATCGCACCTTTGTCTGCATTGTAATAGGGGATACCTTTGATGTCTGTGGGTTCCCACAGGGCTAGGCGAACGTCAATGACCTCGCGACCTGCGTCCTCGCCAATCTGCTTGACGATGTCGCTCTTACCAATTCCAGGGGGACCCCACAGGAACACAGGACGGCGGGTTTGAATCGCCTTACGGATGGAACGCTTCGCTGACTTAGGGCCAACTTGACGAACGCTGATATCTGTACTCTTTGCCATAATAAGACCTCTTTCTTTTCTCAGTTAAAATTGCTTTCTCAGTGTTAATAGTATAACACCAATCAGCTCAGTTGTCAAGCTCTTTTTACGAAGTTTAATTGTGTTGTATTATCGCCACGAACACTTTTAATCTTTGCTTTGATGCTTAACTTCTGCCCTGCTTCCAAGTTACTATTATACCAGAAATCTACGAAACTGTCAACCAGTTTAGCGGTAACCCTGAACTTGTCATAGTCTTTGCTGTAGTAGCACTTGACAACCTCAATCTCCCCTTGGATCTTGTCACCCACAGCGCCCTGCAGTTGAGTAGACGCACGGACTTCACGTGCCAGCTCATTACGGCTTTGATCACGGATCATCACGCTGGGCAGACAGCTTACAATGGCAAACTCCAGCATGTTCTTGCCGGTGAACTCATCCATCTGTGCAATACGGAGAGCCTGTTGCTCAAAGTCATTGATCTTGCCCGAGATCTGCTTGAGCAGGAAGCCGTTGAAATAGTTACGAATCTCACGACCCTTCTCGATGTCGGCTTCAGTTGTGGGGTTGGAACCTTCGCGGAGCCATTGCTTGACCAGCTTCTTGTTGGCTTCACGGCCCATGCAAGGTGGAACGGCATTCTCTAGCCACTCAGTCTCTTTGATGTAGCCACCGTTGATGCGATCTGCTACGACTGCCAATGCCCAAACATGATCTGCTGTAAACATCGTTCGCTCCGTTTTGTTACTGTATGTCTCTATTATATAGCCAAAGGTCCAAATTGTCAACCCCTAAGATTGGAGTGCCGGAAAAGAAAAAAGGTGTTGTATTTCTACAACACCCTCAAAAGACGCCCCGGGAGCGAATCGGCTTGCCTTTGTGATAACTCTATTAGAGTGTGATGCCCAATGATTTGGCCTTGTAGCCAAGAGCAACGATTTCACGTGATGGTTGGCCCATGACGTACTCAGTTACCTGAACACCATTGCCTGCCTTGCGGGTGTTGCTATAGATAGCATAACCGTTCTGCTTGATGCGGCTTACTTCTGCGCTCAAGTTACCAACGCCTAGGTCGTGCTTGGCTTTGGATGCTGTCAAGGCTGCACCATTGTAAAGTGCTGTGAAGACTTTGAAAGTCTTTGTTTCTGGATTGAATCGCTTCATTTTTAAGTTTCCTTTGTTAGAGCTGTTTCCTAACAGCGTCATATAATAATACATGAACTGTCGTAGAAAAGCAATACTCAGTCTTTCCGTTTTACAGTGACATTTGCCCGAAGGAACGCACCAATCAAAACAGTAGCACACCAAGTCTCTAATCCGTAGGGTATCATCAGCATAGCGCCGAACAATGTATTCCACGACCAGATGACCAGGAACGGCCCTATGGCTAACAAGAATATCACTAACCCTACCATCAATATCACGTTAAGCATTTATGATCTCCTCAACTTCTTCTATAAGTTTAATTTCCGCAAGCTCTTTCTCAATCTCTTTGATCTTGCGTTTGTTACCTGTGCTGGTACCTTTCTTGTACACTACCCAGATATGTTCTTCACAGTATACACGACCCGGGAAGGGTTTGCAACCACACATTGTGAATGGATGGTGCACCTGCTCCGGGCCAATGTACTGGCACCCTGCTACTTCCGTTGCCATTAGGCACCTCGCTTCATAACAGTCACTTCTGCCATTGCTTCCCAGTTGTCGGCAAATGCCTTACGCAATTGTGCCACCTTCAAGACCGTACGCAGGCTCAGCTCGCGTAGTTTAGCACGGTTGTTGGAAACAAAGTCCACAACATCAATCTTAGCCACATCGCTGAGCTCGTACTCGTCCAGCATGCCGTCTGCGACGATCTGCTTGATACGCAACACCTTCTCGCGATCTGTGTCCATCTGCAGATCAATGTAGTGGCAACGGCTCTCAAGAGCGGCAAGGTGATCCTGTAGCTTCTTAGAGCGTACATTCTCAAACTTGATGTTGGTGATAAAGATCGCACCAGCCTTGAACTCAAAGCGATCTGGGATGCCTTCTGAGCGCAGGATACGGCTGTCAGTGTTCCAGCTAATGGTACGCTTCTTGCTTGAATCCAACGCCGCCTTAAGAATGTTCAGCGACAAGTCGTCCAGCAATACGCTGTCGCAGTCATCAAACACAATAACATTCTTCTCGCTTGAGAACTCGTAGAGCTTAGAGTACAAGCCAATGGCACTCATAGCACCTTTCACAATCTCATAGCGTGGCTTGCGCTCGCCTAGCGTATTGAACAAGTCGTCCTTAGTCAGCACTTCTTCAACACCAAACGATTTGCCTACGCCTGGGGGGCCTGTGACAATCATTGCACGAACATCGCCTGCTTTCACAGCCTTAGTCATGTCTGTAAGTACTTGGAAGCGAGCACGAGTCTTCTCGATGAGATCCTCATCGCTGATATGTGCCACAGCCGTATCGGCTACCTTCAACTGTACCAAACTGTTCTCTCCTACGGGAGCCTCGTCAATATGCGCAACCACGCGGTATGCATTAATGCCCGAGACCTTAACACGGATCTTCTTGTAGGGGTTGCGTCCGTTCTCAACTTCTTCGCCAGCCAAGCAGGTGATTGCTTCGCCATCAAAGTCCTTGATCATCTGCAGACGCATGCCTGGGGTGATCAAGTTCTTGCGGGCACCGTAGGAACCCTCCATAATCTCAACTAGTGTAGCCATCTCTCGCTCCTTTTGTGTGTGTCTAAGTATCTATTATATGCTCAAACTGGAGTCCTGTCAACCCCAGCTTGAGCCCATGTTGTTTTTACGCAACAGCGTCCTCAGGCAGTTTAGCCAATGCTTCTGCTAGGGGAACTAGCTTCTTGTAGAACTGTTCGTCGCTTTCGTAGACGTTGCCCACGTACCACACGCCGTCCCGCATAATGTAGTACCACTCGCAACCGTTGCCCTGCACACGCTCGATGAATGATTCAAATGAGCTGTCAGTTTGGAACTCCACGTTCTTCTCACCGCGATCGCGTCCGTAGAAGGTACACATGTTGCCAAACTGCTTTTCGTATGTCTCTGCAGACAACTCCGTGCCGTGATAGCCAAAGGCATGCTGTATGCCAATCTCAGGCTTCAAGGAACTCAAGTCTCCCAAGGCAACAAGGTTGTTGGCTTTGGCAGAGTCATAGTGCTTCTGCAGGATGCTGCCATTGTATTCCAAATAGCCGTCCCAGTGGCAGTAGACTGACTTACAGTTGTCGCCGTGCATTACGGCAATGCGTGAACGTGTACCCATTTTTCGCTCCTATGTTGTTAACGTATGTGTCTATTATAGCTTCAAACAGCTTCCCTGTCAACCGCTTCAGATAACCCGCCAAACACTCGGGACAATCTGTAGACCTTGCTTTTGGCTTCTACCATCGCTTCAGCAATGAAGTCCTCGGCAGTCCCGTCAGTAAGGATCTCTCGGGGGTCTTCGTATAAGCATCCGCCCAAGTAGGCACTGCCAAGCTCGAGCCCCTCCACAAGGACCCTAACTCTAAGCATGAACCATTCGAGGTGCCCGCGATCGATGTCCTTGACAATCTCGTCGATATCGGTGCAGCTCTCGTCGAAGCTGTCGCGGGGGTTAAGGTCTTCATAGGTCTTGTCCACGATGATGTCATAGCCGTCCCTTTCAAACTCTGCCAGTGTGTCATAGTAACGCATCTTAGATCTCCGTTTCGTATTCGTAGAACTTAACCTCTGGATCGTACTTCTTGAGCTGACGAGCCGCTGTCATCAACTCTTTATAGCGACGGTTAACCTCTGACCTGGGCAGTTCACCATCGCAGGTAAGGTTCTCAGGGCTTAGGGCCGCATCAATCATGTCTGCAACCTTTTGACGGTCTGCGGCACTGTTGAGGCTGTACTGGGGACCCTTGAAGAATGAGTTCCAGTGGTTCTTGTCTTTTAAAAACTTCTCTAATGCTTTCATGGTTCGCTCCTTGTTAACATGTGTCTATTATAGCAGCATTTTGCAGCTCTGTCAACCAAAGACCCTTGCGGGCCTAGGGTTACATGCTCCAGTAGGCTTCAGAGCTGGGCGAGCAGTAACGTGGAGTATCATAGCGTTCCTGATACTCTCGGCCACCCATCATGTTTGTACGGGTAACATAGGTTTCGTGGATCTCAAAACGGTAGCCATCTTTGGGATGGTACAGATAGTAGATCTCATTTGACTCACGCAACATGGCCTCACGGTCCTTGCGATCGAAATCATACTTGCCAATGAATCGCTCGCCCGATTTGGTGCGACCGTCCCGCTTGTAAACTTCTAAGGTAAACATCATATCAATCTCCTCGGCAATCAGTGTTAAGGGCAGGTTTAAGTATACGACGGAGCTCAACCTCACGCTTGTGAGCTTCAGCTTTACCACGTATGACTTCGTGAACTAGTACTTCGATTTCGCTCTTGTCGTTGAGTGAACGCAGAGCTTGGCAAAGCAGCCAGTTCTTTGACTCTTTTTTAGCGCGGTAGAAGTGCTTGGCTGCACGGGCTAGAACTGACTTATTAATAGTCGACTCTGTCTTAGCTGTGACGCCAATGTAGTTCAAACCGTTGACTCGCAGTTCATAGATGATATGATTGCGGTCGGTACGCTTTTTACGAGTGGTGTTTGTCTGTGTCATGTATCTATTATAACGCCGTTTGGCTGAAATGTCAACCAAAAAGATTTGACCCTGATCAGTCTAGGGTTTCTCGTTCTAGGTACGTGCCCTTGTGCCTGCAGCCAAAATGTAGCCAAAATGCCACAGATTGGCGTTCGCTGCGGCACTCTCCTTCGCTGCTGCTCTGCTGTAGCTGCTGATTGTCTTGCGCTGCGCAGGAGATTCTGCTGCTGTACTGTAAATTTACTCGGGTATTCGCTGCTGTGTCATGGTGCCCGGAGCCGGAATCGAACCGGCACGCTCGTTAAAGCGAGAGATTTTAAGTCTCTTGTGTCTACCTATTTCACCATCCGGGCTGTTGTACGCTGCTGTTAACGTTGGCCAGTCCTACTGGATTCGAACCAGTGACCTACAGCTTAGAAGGCTGTTGCTCTATCCAACTGAGCTAAGGACTGCTGCTGTTCTTGGTGGGCCCCCCGTGAGTCGAACACGGCACCAACGGATTATGAGTCCGCTGCTCTAACCAACATGAGCTAGAGGCCCGTGTATACTATTTGGCTTGTAGATCCTGTTCGTGCTGCTTGACCATACGATATAGTGGTTCCATACGTTCCTGGAATACATCTGGTGCCCCTCTTGATGCACGATCCATATCCCACGTTGAAGGATAGTGTCTTAATATGCTGCGGGCTTCATCACGAACTGCCTTGGGCACACGGGCTATTTGCCCACCCGCTAGTCGTGACAAGAAGTCCTGTGCATACTTTACTGCACGGTATCGTTCATCTGGTAATGTCATTGTGTCTCTGCTCCTTGATAACGCTCGTTTCTTAAGCATGTGTTTATTATAACACTATCTACGGTGCATGTCAACCTTTCGACCTCTGGTATTGGCTATCTGTTGGCAGTGTTCTAGGAACTCTTTATACAGCATAGGATCATGCTCAAAGATTGAAGCCAAATGTCCCAGTATGAATCCTTCTATATACAGTCTATTATGTCTGGGATCATCGTGAATATTTAGAGCATCCACAGTGGTGCGTATATGCTCTGCTATGTTCTCAATACGACTGTTAGTCAAGGTTCGCTCCTAGTATAGCTATTTACTGTATAAGTAGCAAGTTATATACACATACACTCACTATATACGCAGCGGGGCCACTGTATAAGAGTCGGTATACAGTGTACAGGCCCACTTTTACTCAGGATAAATACTGATAAGGGCCAGAATATCTTCACAGTATTAGGCCGTTTAGCACACTAGAGCAAGGTTCTAATAGAATTTTATACAGTAGAGAATCGTAGGTGCCGTGGTATGAGAGGCTATGCTCAAATGGTCACACAATATCACACTTTATTGCACTTTGTCACACAAAACCACCATAATACAGCAGCGGGGCCTAGGGTTTTTCTAGGTTTTAGTACAGTAAATCACACTTTCCTGCACTTACT